AAACAACAGGTAGAACAATTAGAACGTGAGTTCACTAATATAAACGATAAAATTAAAAATTCCGTTTTATCTGAACAAGATATTGTATCAAAAGTTAAATCATTCGCTTCGTGATTAAGTTATTAAATATACTAAAAGAAATTGAAGATGCCAGTGGTATTTGGTATCATGGTTCAACTGCTAATATTAATCAAGTTGATTTAGATCCTTTATTTAGACAAAATAAGGGTAAAGAATTTATGACAGCCAAAGCTGCAGGTGAAGGTAATACTGGTTCTCAAAATTCAACAGGTATTTACTTTGGTAAAGATAAAGAATGTATAGATGCTTTTTGCCCTATGAATTATACAGGATTTAAAAGCGAATGGGCTAAAGAAGGATTTATGTATGAAATGAAATTAAGATCTGACGCTAAAGTTATAAATAAATCTGATTTACACAATATTAGTAAAGAAGCATTTGATAGACTTAGACAAGAAGGTATAGATGCTCTTATTAGTGGATCTGAATTAAATATATTAAACTCAGATGCGATACAGTCCTTTAGAAAAATAATGCAATGGAAAAAAACACCGGCATTATATCCTGTTGTTAGAAGTAAAGCTCAAACAGACCAAAAAATTACTTTTAATAATGATCAAGAATTATTAAATTTTTTAAAGAAAGAATTAGGTGATTATGAATTAAATAAAAAGGGAGATAAACAGGTTTATCAATCTACTAACGATAATATAGATAAATCTTTTGAATATACTACAGACAAAAAATGGTTTAACGTATAAAATAGAAAATTGTTATGAGTGGAGAGTTAAAAAAGGAGTTTGTACCTCGTGATGTACAACGGATGAGAAATATACTCACCGGCCAGACTGGCGATAGAACCCAAATTCAAGCAGGTTGGGATAAAAATACACAAACACATATAGAAGGAGATGTTTGGGAGGAAAGCGGTAGAAAATGGACCATTAAGAATGGTATCAAACAAACCATAACCAAACTCGACGAAATTAAAAAACTAATAGTTCTACCCTTATCCTGTCCAAAATGCGGCGGATTAATGAAAGTAAATGAGTACAATAAGAAAATGTGGGCTATTCATCAAATGTGTTTTGACTGTGTTATTAAGATGGAATCTGAAATTAAACGTCAAGGCAAGTGGGGAGAGTATTCTGCAAATATTATGAATCGCAATAAAAATGCAGAACTCGATGATTTAGAACAAGCTCTAGAGCAATGGGTTACCGAAAAAGATAGCTATATCTCAGAGTCTGGCGAGGTAGAAAAGTGGGCCGGCGGCAGTAAAGGTAGTATATACAAACAGGTAAAAGAGGAGATCGCTGAACTAAAAAAACGAGATATTTATAAAGGAGAAAATACAGAAAAAAATGTCACAAATTCAGAAGAAGGTTAAAACCGCAAAAAGCATCAAAGAGAACATGATGCCTCAACAAGATTCAATGATGCAACAGAGTACTAACATGGAAATGCCAGTTATGGATCAAGAGCCTTCTTGGGATCATCCAGGATGTGACGATAAAGTCGGTAAAATTTTCGTAGTATTAAAGCCATCTCCTGACCATTCTACAGAAGATTTAGTACATGATACGCACGCTTTCGGTATTGGTCAATTTGAACCAAACAGCGTTCATGGTGTTTACCACGATAAAGAAGAAGCAAATTTAGTAGCTGAAGCAGCTATTAACGAGCTTCATAAGCAATTGCACAAAATAGAAAAGAAGAAAGACCATGTTTTAGGTGAAATCGATAAGCATATCGCTAGATTGCAGAAAGAAATTAATTCTCACATGAAAGAAGCTACTAACAATCCGGAATTATCTGAAGGACATCACGAATTAGCAGAAAGAAAGATGGGAGTAATAAAAGGTTTACGCGATAAACATAAAGTTGTTAAAGTAACTAAGAAAGAATTACCTGAAAATCCAATGAAATAATGGACGAATTCATACAATTGATATCAACTCTAATGGCTTCTAGAACACAAGCCCATATTTTCCATTGGCAAGTAGAGGGTGTTGGATCAGATGCCGCACATAGAGCACTAGGTACTTACTATGATGAAATCGTTGATTTATTTGACGGTTTAGTGGAAAGTTTTCAAGGAAGATACGGTATCCAAAGAGGATTTACCTCCCCTGCTAGCTTTAAAGAAGACGGTCAATTTACGACCTACTTTGAAGCTTTATCAAAGTATGTAGAAACTATTAGAACTAAGATTCCACAAGATTCTTATATACAAAATGAAATAGATACAGTAGTTAAGTTAATCGAAACTACTAAGTACAAACTTAAATTTTTACACTAATGAATGAAGTAAAAAGTACTTGTTGTGGTAAATGCGGACACGTTCACGCTAAAGGAACATCGTGTCCTAAACCATTTTTAACAGGTAAGAGTCATTGTCGCAGAAGAACTAATGAACTTGCTACTATAGCTAACGACGGCGCTGAGGAATTTCATCAAGTGAGGGCTGATTATGAAGAAACTACTCTAGAAGGTCTATGGGCAAACATTAATGCTAAAAGAGCTCGCGGTGAGAAAGGGGCACGTAAAGGTTCTGAAGCTTACAAAAAAGCAGTAGCTGCAGGAAATAAACTAGACGAAGTAGATGAAGTAAATGAATACTGTCCAATGTGTTTAGCGGAATATATCACGGAAAATTACAATAAGTTAGAAGAAGCTGAATACCAGGGACGTAAAGTTAGTTTAGGTAAGCCCTTCTTAACACCAGGCGGACCAAAGAAGAGATCAGTATATGTTAAGAATGCAAAAGGAAATGTCGTTAAGGTAAACTTTGGTGATCCTAATATGAGAATTAAAAAATCAATTCCTGCTCGCAGGAAGAGTTTTAGAGCTAGACATAACTGTAGTAATCCTGGTCCAAGAGATAAAGCAAGATATTGGAGCTGTAGAGCATGGTAAAGTTAATCGACATAATAAAAGAGATTCGCGAGGAAGAAGTGAAAGAGTTTAATGCTAAGAAAGCGTTAGCTACCGGTGCTCTAGCCTTAGGCTTAGCAGGTTCTCCAAATATAGCTAAAGCACAAGATAAGATACCGGCTTCCACTACTCAGCAGCAGGATACAGCTAAGACAGCAGCAGCTATTTACGCTCATCCAAACCAAAATACAGCAAGGAGTTATGCATTTACAAAAGCAAAAGCCGCTTTAGCTACTAAAATAGGTAAACCAGAAGGAGAAATAAGTGCCTCAATAGTAAGTTCTAAAATGTACCAACTAGAAGACGGCAGATACGAATGTAGAGTGACTGTAGAACTAAATAGCCCTATTAAAGAAGGAATTGATGATCCAGTTAAACCTGGTATCTTAAAGGATAGATTAGGTAAACTTTCTTGCAGTCGAGTAAGATCTGCAAAAGGTAAACTAAAAAATAAAGGTACACATTATGCTAAAGCATTACAAAGATATTTAAACTACCATTGTTAAATGATAAAATTAACTGATTTACTAAAAGAAGTAAAAGAAACGTTTGAAAGTTTTTCTAGTACTAGATTAAAAGGCGCTGAAAAAATAACTCATACCACTCATGAAGCAGGCGGCTTATCTTTATTAACTTACAGACATTATAAAGTTAAACTTCCATATTATAAAAAAGCAGCTGCAGGTAAATTAGATAAGGAAGCCGCTAAAAAAGAATTTAATCAAACTTTAAAAAGTATTTCATTAAATATGTCTCAAAATGAATTTCAAACTGAGATGGGGCGTTTAGAGGTATTAGGTGAATTATTAATAGAAAAAAAGTAATATGCTAAACGAGAATATTCCATATTTTAAATGTCTCGTAAAAGAATCTTATTTTACTAAAAATCTTAGAGATTCAAATAAGTACCATAATGCTTGTGCTTTCGGTATTCAATCTGTAATGGGTAAAATTCTTACTTTTCATATCATGACTGATTACGGAATGTTAAGATCAAGAGTACCATTATCGGAAATTTATTTACGGGAACCTAAAAAAGACTTACCATTTTACTATAAACAATTATGGGATTGCTTTGATAATGATGCAGCAGTAGTAAATTACAGTTATTTAAAAGAAAAAAAATGCAAAGTTATATTAAGAGATAAAACTTATATTTGGGCTACATACTTATTTACAGTAGATTGGCAAAACAATCCTTACTCAGACGAACCAACTGATTATAAATGCGGTCACGTTCTAGTAGCAGATGATGGATATTTATTATGCATGCCTAATAATAGAATATACTGGAAGGATTCTAATTGGATAACTAGAGATTTTCCTATAGACCCTAAAAGTATTAAAGTAGACACAGAATTATTAGCTGTAGAATCAGTAGCAGATAGATGGGTATCGGAAGATACAGATTCTTTCTATTACGATATTAACGAAATTAAGAATGGTTAAATTAACGGAAATATTAAAAGATATCTTAGCTGAGAAAAAGTTATGCCCTAAAGGTAGAGCTTATTATAATCGCCGTAGAGCTGCTGGCGAAAAACCTTCAGCTTACCTTTCTGGTCGTGCCGTTAAAGTATGTAAAGGATTAATGGAAGGCGATGAAGAAGAAGTTAGATGTGAGGAATGCGGCTGGGAATGGGATTTAGAGAATGGCGGTGACGATCCGTATCTCTGTCATAAATGTGGACATGATAATAGTTTAAATGAATCACTTCATGATTGGTTTAAAAAAGAAGATTGGGTACGTATTGATACAGCAGGTAATATAACTGGACCTTGCGGTACAATGAAAAAAGGGAATAAAACAACTCGTTGTTTGCCTCGTGCTAAAGCAAATAGTTTAACTAAAGCTGAACGCGCTGCTACATCAAAGAAAAAAGCAGCATCAGATAAACAGTTTGTACCTAATACTAAAAAAGCTAAAGTAAAATTTAATAAATAGAATTATGATAAAGTTAAAGAATTTATTACCGGAATGCGAGGATTGTGGCCGTGATTGGAATCATGGACATGATCATGAAGCTTCAATGGCTAATGGTGAATTAAAGAATGCTATCTCAAATGCATCTAAGATTCAAAACATGGTTGGTGATAACGATAATTTACCTGGATGGGTTTCTTCTTATATTACTCTAGCTGCAGACTATCTAAATTCAGTAGCTGAGTATATGATAGGTGATTCTCCAGAGATGCAACAACCAGGGCCAGGCTTCAGTACTATGAACGAAAGTATTGATATGAAGAAAATTCAAAGAGCCGATAATGCAGTAGATAATTTAATGAATAATATTTCAACTAATTCAAATATTCCAACTCAAGATAAAGTAGGAATTTTAAGAGCATTAGAAGAAATACATGAATTTATCGGTGAGGTTGGATATGATTATGAGATGGAAGATAAAGTTTTTGAAGCTAAAAAACCATCCACAGGTTTAAGTAAAGAAAAAAAGTCTGCTGTAGTTAAAAAAGCTAAAGCAGGTAAAGATATTGGTAAGAAAGGAAAAGGTTTTGAGAAAGTAGCACAAGCAGCAGGCGGCGGTGAGAAGGGACAAAAGATCGCAGCAGCGGCAATGTGGAAGAATATCAAAAGATAAACCTTATGGACTTAGATAAATTAAAAGGACATATACCTGATAAGGTAATTGAAGAAATTCCTAGCGTAATGCAGAAGTTTGAAATCAATACCCCTTTACGTCTTGCTCATTTCCTTGCACAATGCGGGCATGAATCAGGCGGGTTTAAATTAACGAAAGAAAATTTAAATTATTCAGCAAAAGGTCTTCAAAATATATTTAAAAAATATTTTCCAACAGAAGTAAAAGCAAAAGAATATGAAAGAAAGCCTGAAAAAATTGCTAACTTGGTTTACGGTAACAGGATGGGCAACGGCATTGAATCGACAGGTGATGGAGCTAAGTACTGTGGTCGCGGTTATATTCAATTAACCGGTAAAGACAATTACACAGCATTTGGGACAGCAATTAATGAAGATATTGCTGCCAATCCACAATGGGTTGCTGAAAAATATGCATTATTATCTGCAGCTTGGTTCTTTAATAAGAACAAGTTACATATAATAGCCGACGAAGGAGCTTCTGATCTAGTTGTAACTAAAGTTACCAAAAGAGTAAATGGAGGAATAATAGGATTACCAGACCGTATAAAACATTTTAAAGAATATCACACATTATTATCATAATATGACAAACAGAGACATTATAAAAAAATTAATACTTAGGGAAGTTGAGAGAATGGAACCTAATGTACAGTCTTTTGAAGACGATCCAATTAACTTCTTGTTAACTAAGTATCCAACTTTGCAAAAGACCTTGGAGATGCTAATGACTCCAGCTTTTAAAGACTATGTTACAGGCATTTATATTGTAGCTCCTAAGCCAACTACATTTAAAATTGTTTTACATAATGGTCAGTACTTTACTCTAACCTTTTTAGGTAAGGCTTATGAAGCATCTGTAGCAGGTAAGAAATTTTACTTACAAACCATAGGTGAAAGAGAAAGAGCTACAAATGCAATTGCTAGATTACTTTCAATGGGTAATCCAATTGAAACAGAAGGTGCAGAAGGAGAAGAAACAGTAGCAGGCGAAGCGCCGGAAGCAGCAGAAGAAGCACCCCCGCCACCAGAAGAAGCAGCAGCTGAAGAAACTGAATCGTAATATGATTAAATTAGCAGACATATTAAAAGAAACTCTAGAGGAGGCTAATGTCATACAGGTTCCTGAAGAGATCTTATCTAAGCTTGGAGGTATTTATGATTATATTTTAAAGCATAAAGAAGAATTAAATAATTCAGCGCCTAAAGAGTGGGCTAATCCTTTTATTCCTTCTGAATACAGTAAGTATTTAAAATTTAATGATTTGTCTGGTAAACCTATAGAAGTATCTATAGGACTTTATAATGACCCAAACGATGCTGGTTCAGGTAGAATGGATACCAGGAAGGATATTATGCTTATTAATTTAGCTTATTTCGGAGATAAAGAAGATTTTTTAGATCTAGGCGAACATGAATTAGTTCATGCAATGGATCCAAAAGTAAGAGATGTTAAGTTGTATGGAAAAATGTATGCTCAAAAAGGAGCATCACCAGATAAGAATGCCGATAAATATTTAAAATCTCCATGGGAATTTGATGCATTTACAGCTCCCTTAGTTAATAAGTTAAAAAGTAATTTAGATAAAAATAAAGAAAGTAAAGCAAAAAATTTGCAAAACTTACTTCAAATGTTTTCCGAGCTAAGAACTAAAAGTATTCAAGATGTTTCAAATGATGAAAAGTATACCCCTTTAGCTTATTTTTTTAGTAAAAGAGATTGGAACGATGAGAAGCAGTGGGCAGGTATTTTTAAAGATTTTACGGAAGAATTACATAAAATTAAAACTTGGATTACAAAACCAACTCTATATAAAAAATTTTTACAGCGATTGTATACAGGTTCTAAATAATGCCCCGCTATAGTCTCAGTATTATAGCTCCTAAGCCTGACCTTAAAAAAGTCAGGTTTTTTGTTGGAAATACGAAATATTTTCGTTATTTTCTGTTAAATAAACGAATATGAGAACACACACTACGATAAAAACAATTAATACTTTATGCGGCAAGACAGTTACTTACATGGAAACCACAGCACAGCTAGCTAAAATGCATTCTACAGAAGGACCTGCAGTTGTTTACATAAAAGGGGAAATAAAACCACCGGAATATTACCTATTTGGCATTAAATACTCTAAGAATGAGTGGAAATCCTTAATAAATCAACACAAAGC